TTTGTGGTCGCTTGATAAAGTCTCAGCATCGATCAACGCCCTGTATTGCAGGACTTCTTCAAGCAGTTTCTCCATGTCCTTGGCCGCTTCTAAATGAAATGGACTGATCGGTACGTGGCTTGCGATTGAGCGCATCATGCCTATGGTTTGTCTTGCCGTGGTTTCACTCAACCTTGCCATTTGCTTTCTCCTTTGCATCCATGCAGTCTTTACAAATAAACTTGTGTAGCCCTGCCGCAATCCTAAGATAACCGCCAACCGGAGATTTATCTTTTTGGCATTTCCAACACATTTTCCATTTTTGGCTCATGCGCTTTTCGTTTCTTTGTTGTCCTCTGAGAGCCGCAATGTTGCCCGCAAGAACATTTCCAAATCCAGTGCCTCTCATGTGTTCATCTCCAAGGCGTTAATCTGGTCGATGATCCACTGGCAATCTTTGCGTAGGGATTCAAACAGTGGCGTGTCTTCCTTCTGAACTTTGCCTTGGGCGTTATGCATGTCATACAAGTTTTCGTAGACATCTTTAAGCTTAATCTGTACCTTGAGGGATACCTCTGTTTCCAAATCCCAAAGCACCCTTGCCGTTGCAATTACCTCTGAAAAGTCTTCTTCAATATAGTTTGATGCGTAAATGTAAAACTTAAAGTTTCCATCCGCGTCAATCGTGCCCGACTGAGGTATCTCATCTATTTCAAATTGAATAGGTTTCATGGCAATGCATCCTTAGTTGTTTAGTTCGGCCAACATCTCATCCGTCAGTTCTCTCACTCGCAGCAACGCGGATTCCATGTCTGCCTTATGTTTAAACTCTCTTGTAATGGCCAGCTTGATGTTGGCCAGTGTTGCGTACATATCAGCACCCTTGACGGCAAACATAAGTTTATGTTCATCCTCAGGATATTCAAACTCCATAATGGCTTTGGTTTTCATGGCGTGTAAACATTCATCAGCAGAATAATCGCAGCTACAGCCAAACCGCAGATGCAAGACCAAACCGCATCTTGGTTATGGGGTGAGTCGCCCAGTAGGGTGGATTGAATCCACAGTTCCTCAGGCGTAACCTCATGAGGCGGTATCTTGTACATGCACCCAATCAAGACCTTGCCAGTGTTATACGGTGTAGTTTTCATATGTCTCTTTCTTGCGTTCACGTCTAAGCCAAAACCCCCGTTGGCTCTTAACCATTTTCTTGGCTAACATTTCCTCAGGGGTGGCACAACGTCTGTCTTTACCATGTTCGCCAATGCGGTGCATGTCAAACGACTCGTTACTTGAAAAGTATTCATTACATGCTCTGCATTGGTTTCTTGTTCCACTAAGCTTCATCGGGAACCTCCAGTCTGCGTTCGACCGAAAGCTCTTCGACAATCAGTTCAGCAAATGATTTACCTGACGGGAATCTCATCTTGGCCGCATTGTTTTGATTGACCACGGCTATGGCCTTTTCAATCCCTGCGTTGAACCCTGATGTGTATGGATCCCCAGTGGACAGGCGACTGTCAATCGCCTCCCGAATCATTTGAGCCATTGTGATCTTCTTAAGCTTGGCAAACTTCTTCATGCGTAGGTGCTCGTCTTCTGAGACATACGTCATGAACGGTTTAAACTTCTTAAAATGGGTCATCGATTACCTTCGTTTTCTCGTATGAACGGATGAGTAAATCAAACTTAGCTTTGGCTTCCACGTTGCCATGAAGCTCCGTTCTTGATTCAATACCACAGCGTTTAGACAGTAAATGCGTTGCGTCCAGTTCGTTGTCGCATGACAGGAACTCTTGGAAGTCAGGGTCACGGCAAAGCATTCCGGCCTTTTGAACTCGGTTGTCGTATGGCGTGGGTGACTCATCATCTTGGATGCGAACCACCGCACAGGCATACCTAGCCCCAACAAAGTCACGCAGAATCTCTTCCGGTACTTCGTCAGGGTGCAGAGAGAGCGTCAAGATAAACCCTGTGCGGTCTTGCTTGAGCGCTACCTTACGGGCTTCAAACTGTAGTGCCATCTTGTTCTTTGATCCCAAGGCGGGACTCAAGGTAAGAGATGATGTACTCAAGACCGCCATGATGAAGTTTCAACTTACGGCACTCATCACGATACTCATCCAACAAATTGCCCATCTGCTGCATCTCATAGTTAAGCTCTGAAACTTTTGTGTTTAAACGCAGAATCTCAGCGCGTAAAGTTTCCTGTCCTTGCGTTGGAGCTTGAGGGGTAGCCTTTGCCTTTTTGATTTTTACCTTATGCAACACTTGGTAAACATAAGAAACCGTTGCATTGCACGCATCAGCAATCTTGTTGATGGGTGCAGAGGGGTTGGCCTGTTTAAACTCTCTGATTTGTTTTGCTTTATTGATCATGATGTTTCCTCAAAATGGGACTTCGTTGTCATCGACAGGGAATTGTTGGGCTTGGTTCTCTTGACGGATACCGCCTTGCTCTTCCGGTACAAAGCGGTTAACTTTCAAGGCCAAGTAAGTCTTGCCACTGGTGGGGCTGACGTTCTTCCAACCGGATAGCTTGATGATGGTCAGGCCGTTCTCGGTCTTGATGGCCGTCATGTCTTTCAAGTTAAGGGCGATCGTGCCTGAGTAGTCAGGGGACAGGGTTGTCTTCTTGACTGGCTCGGCAAACAGATTGCCGGAATCGGGGCGTGTCTCAAACGGTTTCTTTGCGTAGGTACTCATTTTGTTTCCTCAGTTAGTTGAAGCTTCAAGGTTTTGAAGCGGTCTAAAACCTCCTTGTAAAGGGAGGGGTGCGTTTCCTTCAGCGAGTCAAGCTGAAGTTCATTGCTCTTCCAGTAGCTGTTTAAACCTGCTACGGTGGTACAGTGGGATGTCCACTCAATCATTGACTCGGTAAAGAACTTACGGCTCTCATCCGAGGGATCCCATTCGGTGGGTTGTGCTTTGACCTTAGGCGCAGTCTTGGTAATGATCTTCTCGTACTTCGGCCCATCTTCCTTTTTAGTCAGTTCGCCCATGGTGGTGGGGGCATCGTCCGACTGCGGAAGATCGTCTCCCGAATAGATGTATAGGCCAAGTCCGTGGAGAGCTAAGGCTTTGGTCATGCAACGCATGATGGCCGTGTTGACTTGGAAAGCGTCAGGGCTTTGAATAGGTTGGTTACGGTGGTTCATCACTGGTAACATGCATGTACGGCCTTGGCCAAACATAGTGACGGTGACCCAAACCATGCCTGTGCCGTTCACATCCATGTAGGGTTTGTCATTAAATGTATGTACAATAAATGACGCAGTGGAGTCGGCCTTGAGAGCCTCAGCCCATGCCCACGCCCATGACAGGTACGTCAGGCCGTTCTTCTTCTCAGTATGCTCATTGACGTTGAGCTTTAATAAATCATGCGGTGACATTGATTTCTCCTTGGTACTGTTTACACCACTTGCTGACTCCACAGAAATCTCCTGTGCATCGCTTGGGTTCTCCTTTGCGGGTTTCGACATAGCCTTTTTCCTTTTCTGCCAACTCTGTGGCTTCTTCTATGGTTTGAAATAAACGGATCGCAGACTTGCGTCCTTCTCTCTTCACAGCAAAGACGGTTTCGCTCATCCATCTTTCCTCATCGGTGCAAGCCTGTAGCTCCTCACCAAACTCATGATTCACCTTGGCGTTGCGGTGCATCTCTAAACGCTTACGGACGTAGGCCTCTGTGGTTACAGAGTCCCACATTGGGATGTCAATCATCACGGCCTCAGCTTCGGGATAGTTGTCCTGAGCAGAGTGGGGCGTGTAGTCTTTGATGATCGCGCAGATCTGCAAGCCTTTGACTGGCACACGTTTGACCGACTCCACAAGCCACTTGTAGATGTTTAGTTGAATCTCCCAGTCATCTTTGTTACGTGCCATGGCTTGCATCACTGACCAAGCCTTGACGAACTTGTAATCGATGATCACTACCCCGCCCTCGACTTGTTGTTGCAAATCAATCGCTCCGCTGATCACCACGCCATCTACTTCTGTAAAGATGCGTTCCTCGTTGGTGTAGCCCTCACACTCTTTGGCCTCAAGCTTGCCGTGCATGAATGTGCCTAGCTGAGATGCGATCAGCTTGGTCACGTCAATCTCCATCTCGCCATCGTACTGTTCGCGTAACCTTCTAATCTTTGGTGGCGACATTAGCTCAGTCACGCTATACTGTGATGACCCCTTACTGTAGTAATTGCGTGAGAGCAAAGCCACTATGGGCGCGGGCAGATTCTGTTTGTTGGTTATCTTCATCTTCTCTCCAAGGTTGTTTATGAATCCGAACTACAATGATAGTGATGTTACATCAGAATTGCAAGTGCTATCACAAATTATTTTTGGTGAGCCAGCTTCGAAAGCAAATTCGAGGAGGGTTGTACGCTTCGGTGGTATGTCCAGACTGATTAAGTCTGCTAAAGCATTAAGTTACTCTGATGTTTTTAGGCAACAGTGCAAGCCGTTAGCTACACTAATGACAGGGGATCTGCGGATTACTCTGCATATTTATTACGCCTCAAGGCGACCCGACTTGGATGAGAGCCTGATCCTAGACCTGATGCAGGGTCTTATATATGAGAACGATCGTCAGGTTAAAGAGAGGCATTGCTACTGGGGGCTAGACCCTGAGAACCCCCGCACAGAGATGATTATTGAAAAGATCCCTGAGGTAGCGCCAAAAAAAAGCCCCGCCAAGCGAACCAGACGGGGCTAATCTCAACATAGGCAACTGCTGAGGAGAGAGTAGTCTTCATTATAAAGAGTTTTGTCAGTTTTGTCAGTTCCGTTTTCGGCTGCTTCGGAGAATTTCGGCCTGCCGGGTTTGCTGGTTAATGTTTAAACGCATAAAAATGCTCCGCCGGGGCATCCTGCTGCTGTTTAAACGCTAACAGCAAAACCGGCAATAAGTACTTTGGCAAGTAGTCTGCGCGCACTCTACTTGTCACGCTAACCGGCTAGGGTGATAAAATATTTTTACAAAGTACTTGACACAACCCAATTAGTTGTGCTTATAATTAAACCGTTGTCGTCGTAGTCAACACTTTGAAGCCATTTACACATGCCTCGCCCCGTTTTGGGGAACTACGACGGGGCAGTTGTAAGTGGCTTTTTTGTTTTCGGAACTAGGTCGGGTGGTGGGTTAGCGCCACCACAGACGTAACCGTCGGACGAAATGCTAAAGCAACACTGCTTTATGTGAGCCGATCTAGTTCCTCCTCCTCCTACGACAACCGTACTCCAGACGTTACTAAGGGGTAGAAATCTGCCTGCGTGGAAGCAAAGGGTTACGTGGTATGCCGCAAGGCTAGGGGGCAGTTCCCGAATAATCCACGGTGCTGGTCGAGTCTGCAAGCATAGGGGTTCAGCTAACGCTGACATGCAGATGCCGTTAGGCGGTGAAACCAAACTCCTCCGTACTCCATGCTTGGGGTAGGGGGGTCTTTGGGTGAAAATAATCAAAAGCCCCGTCAAGGGGCGCTTATAAGGAGAGAAGATGAATACAGAGGCAAGGATCAAGGCATTAAAGGAAGGGATACAGGCTGAACTAGACCGCACCGCAGACAAGGATGTGTTCAACAGTAATCCACAACGCAGAATGGAGTTGGAGATTGCATTATTGGAGCAAGGATGTCAGGTTGATCAGGACGAGCATGGCTTGCTAGTTAACCGAAGGTACATCGTGGCGGTGTCAAAGAATAAATGGTGTGTCAAGGGCAATTACGTATGGTATTACTACAAGGACATACCAACGTTTGTAAAAAAATATATCAGGAGAGAAGCATGATTGTCAGGAAAGTCAGAGGGCAGAACAAGGTCGGCAAGGTCATCTTGAGTGCGACTGAGTTTGAGGCGGTTAAGAAGCAAGGCATACCCATTGAGTTTTATATTGGGCAACAACTTGTTTTCATTGCAAAGAAGCGCAGATGGCATTGGTATTTAAACAGGGGCAAAGCATGACTGACTGTCCAAACTGTGAGTACCACAGGCAACGAGCACAACTGTGGCGTGAGGAAGCCTACAAGCAAGCAGGGCATCCGTTGCCTGCGCGTGAGTGGGTAAGGCTGACGGATGAGGAGATTGAAGGCGCGATTGACGATGGCTTTGCATTTGGTCTTGATGATGGCAACGTATCAAACCAATATGTGATTCGCTACGTTCGGGTTATTGAAGCCAAACTCAAGGAGAAGAATGGATGAAGCAACGTGTTTACACGATAGGCGTAGGAGATCAGGTCAGACTGATCCGTGCATCCAACCGCAGACAAGCGATAGCGCATGTGTCATTAGGGATTATCACAATACGAGTTGCCACACAGGAAGATATTATTAACCAACTAGACAAAGGAGTACCAATCGAAAACTACACCGCACCTGAGCAAATTGAATTAGAACTTTAATTTTCAACTAGGAGAGAGAAATGGAATTTAATCACTTAAAAACAATGTTCAGGCGCGATGCCATGGACACATCAATCCAAGCGGCAATTAGCGTATATCCCGACTTACGGGAGATACAGATTCAAGTTATGCTATATGCCGAGACTAAGCCCAACGGCTTCACGGATGAGCAGATGAACATGTACTTTGATACGCATCGTTCGACCTTCCGCGCACGTAGGTCTGAGTTGATGCACAAGGGTTTAATTGTGGACAGTGGCCGCAGAGAAAAGATGGTCAACGGACGCAATGCCACTGTTTGGATTCTGCCTAAATTCATGGAGCAATCATGAGAAACTACAAACAAGAATACGCAAACTACGACGGCACTGAGGCCGTGAAGAAGAAACGAGCGCAGAGAAACAAAGCACGCAGAATGCTTGAAGCAAAAGGCGTAGTGCATAAGGGAGATGGCAAAGACGTTGACCACAAAAAACCTTTGAGCAAGGGTGGGACAACGGTCATCAGCAACCTACGAGCGAAACCGGCTGCGGCCAACCGTTCGTTTAAACGCAACCCAGACGGCAGCATGAAATGAACCACCGCATCGCTGAGTTCGTCAGTGAGTTCAGCTTCAACGAGTCAACGAGGGTAGCTTGCCCTTACTGCTCGACAGAACGCAAGAAGGCTAACTCAAAGGACATGACCCTAACCCGCAAAGAAGACGGGGCGGTTGTGTTCCATTGCCATCATTGCCAGACAAGCGGCTCAGTACAACCACAACAGGAGAGAAAATTGTCAGCAGTTCCCAACCCAACGATTGTTTCAAACAAACTAGAGCGTTTACACTACGACTGGTTACAGCAGCGGGGCATTTCACAACAGACAGCAGACAAGATGAAGCTGTTTGCATCAGAGAAGTATTTTGGTAAGTTAGGTCGAAGCGCAGATGCAATTGGCTTTCCCTACTACCGCAACGGTGCATTGGTCGCGGCCAAGTACCGATCATTCCCTGACAAAGACTTTACCCAAGACTCAGGCGGTGCTCATGATTTCTTTGGCATTGATATGGTCAAGAAGGGTGAGCCTCTAATCATCGTAGAGGGGGAGATAGACTGCTTGACCCTCATCGAACTAGGCATTGAGAACGTGGTCAGTGTGCCATCGGGTGCTCCAATCAAGGTGGCCGACGGCAAGGTTCTACCCTCCGAGGATAAGAAGTTTGCCTATGTATGGAACGCAAGAGAGATCATCGATGCCGCACCTTATGTAGTCTTAGCCACGGATCAGGACAACGCAGGGCAAGCACTCGCAGAAGAACTAGCCCGAAGGATCGGCAAAGAGAAATGCCGTCTGGCCAAGTTCGGGAAGAAGGATTTAAACGAGGTACATCTGGACGACCCGGCACGGACTGGTGAGGTGTTTAAAGTCATAGACTCTGCCGCTGCGTATCCAATCTCAGGAATCAGCGATGCTGGGACGTACTTTGATCGTTTAAACGATCTGTATACGAAGGGAACGGGCAAAGGGTTTTCAACAGGTTACTCCTCTGTCGATAGCGTTTACACAGTCGCACCAGCACAACTCACTGTTGTAACGGGCTACCCTTCATCGGGTAAGTCCAACTTCATTGATCAGATCATGGTCAACCTTGCACGTGATCATCAGTGGAAGTTCGCAGTGTGTTCGTTTGAGAATCAGCCTGAGATCCATATCAGTAGGCTCATGGAAATCTACACCAAGCGTAGGTTCTTTGAGGGCAAAGACAGGATGACGGAACAGGACAAAGACATAGCGTTTAAATTCGTTAAGGATCATTTCCTGTTCATCGATACAAACGGAGAAGAGCCAAGTACATTGGACTCAATACTTGAGAGGGCACGTGCGGCAGTCAAGCGCATGGGTGTCAGAGGCTTGGTTATTGACCCATATAACTACATAGAGTTACCAAAGGGTGATGGCACAGAGACTGCCGCCATTAGCGATATGCTGACGAGGGTTCAGAAGTTCTGCAAGGCACATGATGTTCATACTTGGTTCATCGCTCACCCATCTAAGGTGACCCGACACGGAATGGAGCAACCTAGGCCTGACGGAATGTCGATCGCGGGATCGATGGCGTGGTGGGCAAAGACCGACTGCGGATTGACTGTTCATCGCAAAGAGCACCACGTGGAAATTGCAGTGTGGAAATGTCGCTATCGGTGGGTGGGCACACAAGGGGAAACAACAATGCTTTACAACAAAACGGCAGGAACTTACTCGGAGAATCTAGATGCCTTCTAATCGTTTAAACAGTAGCCAGATTGCAGGTAGCTCATCTGGTGAGCTGGGTAGCTCAGAGCGTTTAAACATGCCTGAAGCTCAAGCTGGGGTGCACGGGGAGCGTTTAAACATACGTGAAGAGTTGGCTGAGATTTGGGATCAGGATCTTTTGTTTATGTCAGAACCCGAATACGATCAGGCAATCATCGGGGTAATGGAGCGTGCGGGAGGATCGCCTGTCATTGCATACGACACTCAGAAGATCCTCGATATTTTGGAGCGTTCAATGCCCATGGAGGATGCTCAAGAGTTCTTTGAGTACAACATCTTGGGTGCGTATATGGGAGATAGAACTCCCGTCTACATCACACAAAATTATTGACGTAAAAAAGGGGGCTAAATGCCCCCTGTTTAAACGTCCACAGCAGCCAGCAGCGGACAGCAGCGACAGCGTCACCTGTTTAAACGTGCATAAAAAGCTGCACGCATGATCGAATCGTATTGACCACAATATCGGGGCACTCGATGTTGTCCCATCTTATAAACTCGGAAACTTTTAGGCGCGGCATACGTGATGTAGGCCTCGCCAATTTCTATGAAGCGTTCATGATTCATAAGGTCTATTATGTTTCCGTGTTTGTAAGCGGCTTTGAGAAAATCGGGTGCGTGATGGGTGATGGCCTTGACCTTGAACATCAATGAACCTCATCTGATTTGGGACGCATCATGCGCTCCATTTCATAGGTAACACCCACCACCTCCAACATATCCTCTTTTGAGACATGATTCGACACGGCCAAGGCCGCTGAGGCCTTGAGCAGTAGGCCGAGGGTTTCCTGACCGTCAACGTCATTGCCCCCGATCCAGTCGATCAGCCCCGCATAGGCCTTGTAGATCTTTTCAAATTCGTGGTCTTTTGGAGTTCTAATCTTCATGGCTTTTCTCCATGTAGGCCACCAAGGCCATGGCCTCAGCGTTGCCGTGCATCTTCTGAATGATCTCGAACATTTGAGGGGCGATCGCTATCAGTCGGGCATTCGCCCTCTGAGTCGCTATGGGAGTGCCCTTGCTGAAGCAGTCGGCCACGATCGGAATACCATGGTCGCCCTCATATCCCCATACTGAGTTACTGGTCGTCAGGCCTCTGCGGCCAACAGTCCAAGGGTGCGATGTAATGTGTTTAAACATCATGGCCTCCAATAGAATAGGTCAAGCATCAGGACAATGAGTCCCACCAAAAGCAACACCCGCTCAAGCTTTTGCCATGAGGTATGGTTCATTTCACTTCCCCCAAATCAACTAAGTCGTAAATTTCCATCTCACCGCTAATGCTATCCCCCATGGGGTTAGCCTTGTCATGCATCAATAATTTGGCCTCCTCTTTTGTGTCAGCCAATACTGTGATCTCTTCCCTGTACGTGGTTATCACCACCCCTTTAAATGCTTTCATTATTTATCTCCTTCTTTGTTTAAACGCACCACGCGCAGAACATCTTTTGCAAACTGCACGTCAAGGTGCACGTGCTCGATCCAAGAGCCGTCATCGATGTATCGATCGGCTGACTCGACTAGGTTTTTGAGTGCGGTCGTAAGGTAGACCACCCTTTCGCGGTCAGTCATTTGACCTCCCGAATATCTAGCGTCTCTTCTTCATACCGTTCGGGAATGTCATCATTTAAAACAGAAAATAACTCATGAGCCAACTCATAGGCCAAGTCTTCATTCTCTGCTTCAACGGTGTAGGTTTTAACTACCCGCGCTTGAATAGTCACTTCGTATTTCATGTCCATTGCTCCACGTCAGTTATTGTTAATTCAGTCACAAGCATGCCCTGTACCTCTACTTTGTCGAGGGCTGAGGCTTCGGCCTCTTCCCTACTGGCGGCATCAATCACAATGTCCACGTAGCCTTCAACGGCCACTGACACGGTGTAAGTCTTAAGGCGCGGTCGTGCGCTCTGCTCATTGGCAACCCAAAGCGCAGAATAATGATTGTCTAATCCGTCCATGGTTTCTCTCCTAGTGTTTAAACGCTTATCTTCTACTACGGTCATGAGGGGTAAGCCCCCCTCAGGCGGCAAGCTTAAGCTTGGTGAATGTGACTTGGCCGAGGTCATCGAGCGAGTCGATCTGCACGTGGTTCGGGTAGACGTGCGACACGTCAGCATTGATGCCGATGCCGATCGTTGTCACCCCTAGGCGGGCGGCTGATGCAACTTGAGCCTTGGCTTGTGCAATGTCGCCTTGGCCGTCCGTCAGCACAAAGCAGAGCCGCCTCTGCTCAGGCCGCCTGTAGAGCATGTTGTGTACGTGCATGAGGGCAGTCGCGTCATCGGAGCCGCCCATGCCATCGATGGACTCCAAGAGGGTAATGGCCTTGCGAGCGTTCATGTTCCAAGGTTTGAGCACTGACGTATAGTCATCGAACGTCACAAGGGCAGTCGCCACTTGAGCCGCGCTCAGGGTTTCAAGCAGAGCCGCGCAAGTAGGGGCGGCTGATGCCATGCGGGTTGTGCGGGGTTGTCCGGCCTTCACCCTGATGCCGTCATACATCGAGCCGGACACGTCCAACAGAATGACCACGGCAGAGTCGATGCCCTCTTCCTCATATCTGCGCTGAAACAGATTGGGGCTGATGGAATGCTTGGTCAGTGCCCTGACGTTTAAACGGCCTGATTTGAGGTTGCGTTCGAATGACTCGGTCGCGGTGTTTTCAAACAAGCGTTTGACTTCATAACGTAATTTGGCGGGAATCATGATCAGCCTTTCAAGTTGAATTTAGGGGAGTCGCCCACGTGGTACGCATCACGTGCCAAGCGAAATTGTGCAGAGTAAGTGCCTGTGGACTCAGTGCCTTTAGGGGCACGATTCTGAGGCTCTACAGGGGCGGCAGTCACGCGAACTGGGGGACGTGCTACCCCGCCCCCGCTTTGGCCTTCATCGTCGCCCTCGCCCTCGCCTTCGCCTTCGCCTTCGCCTTCGCCCTCGGCATCGCCCTTACCCTTGTCGCCTTGGCCTTGGTCGTCGCCATCGCCTTGGCCGTCTTCGCCCTCCCCGTTACCAGTGCCGCCTTCATCGTCGCCCTCTTCACCTTCTACAGGCTCGCCATCATCGCAAGGCTGACCTACGTCTTTGCCTTTAGGCTTGTCAGTGGGGCGGCCACGTGGGGGCGGCTCAGGGTTTACAGGCGGCTGAGGGGGCGGCTCTTGGTCAAGCATGTTTAAACGCTCATACACCCATACTGCCACGGCCAAGGTATCGGTTGAACTGGAGCACAGGGCAGTGCGTCGAACGGCCTCATCAAAGATAGGCTTTAAGCCCTTGGCAACAGGCACTTTGATCGTCGCGTGGGGACGTGCATACACTGCAAGCACAAAGGGATATTGCGCTGGATCTGACCAGTCGATTTTGTTGCCATCGCTTTGAACGTGGTCGAGGGCTTGCGTTGACATGTCATCGATCAGAGTGCCTAGCAATTCTGCGATGTTGCCTGTAAGGTTGGCCTTGATGGCCTTGGACTCGATCCAAGCGTCTTCGATCGCGTTGTGCAGTGCATCGATGTACTGATTCGCGCCACGCACGTTGAAGTTGGTGTACTTGCGATGCAATAACTCATGCACGACAAAGCCCACGTACTTGGCCAAGTCTTTGCGAGTGAGCACGGCATCATCGCGCACGTTGGCCAAGCGGATTTTGCCCTTGGAACTGATCGCGGCAGTTTGAATGCCATCAGTCCATTCGATGGTCACCTCAGGCAGTTGCAGAGCGGCACAAACCTTGTGCGCGAACAGTGCAACGGCGGGGCGGAATTCCCAACCAAAATAAGTGTTCTTCATGTTTAAACGTCCTATTAAATTAAAGTACTGATCAACTTGGAATCGATGCATGAAAGCTTGATCGACTCAAGTACTGGTGCGCTCTCAGAGGGCTGACGTGCGGCAATGGTTGTCTTCCAAGCCTCATCTACAGTCATGACCTTGACGGCTCGAATAAAGGCCATCACAGAGCGAATAGAGGGGGCTTCTACTATGTCGCCTGTCTTCGCCTTAGACCTCGCCACATTGATGGCCTTGAGCACGTGCTCGGCCAAGCGGGGATCGCACCCAGTGCGGCTGACCACGGCCTTGGTTTCCACGTCAAGCGGCATGAATGTAAAGGTGATCAGGCGGCTGAAGCGATCGAGGGTTGCTGAGTTCATGGGGGTTGTGCCTGAGTAACGGCCTGTCTCATCGCCATTGCCTAGGGTATTGTCAGCCCCGAAAATCATTACACCCTGTGCCTTGCGGTGAGTCATGCCGCCATAGTTCACCACGGCATCTGCTTCTAAAAAACCGTTCAATGGGGCAAGGTTTCCCGCCTTGGCGAATGAAATTTCATCGAGCAGAATTACAGTCGCGGGGCTGACGTAGGCCTGTAAAAAGTCACCACGTTTAAACACGCTCGAACCATTTTCCAAGGCCTGTGCTCCCGCGTAGTCATCTGCGGTTGTTTGTGCGTTGAAGTTGTAACGCATGTAAGGGCGGCCTGTTTTTGCCGCAAATTGGCTTGCAGTTTGTGACTTGCCTGTGCCCTTGTCCCCGCCCATGAAAGTGTTTTCGCCTGTATCTTGAGACAATAAAATGTGCTTGAGAATGCCCTCAGTCCATACAAAGTGGGGATCTACAGGCGGGGCATCAGGCGCGTTGTAAATGTCAACCATCATGGGATCGCCCTTCATGTCGCGCACGTCAAGGCCAAACACCTCAGCACAGGGCTTGCGATCGATCACGTGGACTGCTGACATGGCGGCCACTACGGCCTGTGAACCAGTGGCTTGAACGGCCTCATTAAAGGGCTTGAATGCATCGGCCACGGCCTTGGTCACTTGCGCTTGGATCGAGGCGGCATCGATGCCCTTAGAGGCCTGTTTGCCCATGGCCTTGAGTTCATCGCGCAATTCAATGCAAACGCTCTCAAGGTTTCCCGCCATTGTCTCGGCCTTGATGCCAACTCTCAGGGCATCGAGTGCCACTGTCTCGGCACGTGCGGCCACTTTGCTTGCGGCCTGTACCAGTGCGGGATCAATGCCCTCTGTCGCGGTGATGGCCGTCTCAGGGGCGGCTTGAATCATTTCAAGGGTGATCGAGCCATTGAGCACCATGTCAGCGAGTACTTCCATGGCCTCGGTTTTGTTGGCCATGGGGCGGTTGGCGAATTGGAGCATCGCTCCATTGAGTACAGTGTTTTTGACACGTGCAATTTGCAGTTTGATGTTTTGAGTTGTTGCCATGATTTTCTCTCCGTTTAAACAAGTGCCAAGGTATCGCCACAGGGGCAAACTGGGAGGCGGGGGTTGCCATAAGAATCGAATGCCCACTTGGCAGTGAGTCGCACTGTATACGCGCATGATGGGCATGAGGCCTTCAACATGCGAGTGCCTTGCGTTTTGCGCGAGGACATGTCGAGGGCGGCATGAGGGTACTCGCCAAGGCCTTCAATGATTGACCCATAAGCGGCCATGAAAGTGGGTGCACCGATCGTTGCTTTCCAACTGCTAGTGGCGGGGATCAAGAGCATGGCCTCGGCCAATTTTTGGAAGTTCAATCCATGGTTCATGCACCCTTTAGCAGTGTGGCAGAGTTCATGAATGAGCACGTCAAAGACACGTGCGGGATCGGCCAGAGTGGGTGAAATGAAAATTTCATAGTGGCCGTCAGCAGAGCGGGTATCAGCCCAACACTCGCCAATTGCCCCTGAGCGTTTAGCGTTAGAGGGCAGAGCGCATGACACGCGAATTGCCAATGGCAGTGTGTGGCCGTTGGCTGAGAATGAGGGGCGTAACTCCTCGACTGCGCTTTGCAGATAGGTTTCACGTTCGGTATGAATGAGCATTGGTTTTCTCCAAAACAGTAGGGAAATTCCTACTGCAATGCCCTGATCAACAGGGCATCACAGTCAAAATTCAAAGCGATGAAACGTCAAGCTTGGCCTCATCGGCCAACATGAACATCAGCAATTTGATGTGAAGCTTGGCTTTTTCGGCCTCGGCAGAGGGCAAATCATCGAGTTCGCCAAATGTGTTTTTGTATGCGTTTTTCAATGCATCGATTGCCAATGCATGAGCATATTGGCGAGGGGTGTATCCGTTTTTCATGTTGATCCTTTTGTTGACTACCAAAAGCGGTAGAACCCCGATTTGAACAGATTGATATTGTTTACACAAGTCCCATGATATTTACTTGACTAAAGCGTGGGGTTATTACATCAGGCCTCTAGATCGGTCATCAGGCTTTTGACTGTATTTATATTAGTAGTGGCATGTTCTAGGCGGTTGAACTAAAAAGCATTACATTTGCCAGCTTCAAAAAGTAATACTTTAGTTACTGCACCAAAAAGGTGCAAAACGTCTAGGTGAGGCGATCGGAGGGCGGCTGATGGTAGGGTAGCCACTTTTGCGATCGCGGCTTGTAGGGGTGTTTTAATCGATTCTAGAGGCATAGGGTTTACCCTCGAATGTGCCGTATAGCGGAACAAGCGTGCCGCATAAAAGAACGATAAGTTATCCACAGAATTGTCCACAGGTTGTTCATTTTGCTTGTGCATAACTGCGGGATAACTTATCATGCGAACAGTTCACGTTTTAGACTGGGTGAACATTTATTGAACTGGTCAGTCACAAAATGGAGGCGGTGATCATGAATAAGACAAGCAAGGCTGAGTATCGAGAGGCATTGGCCGAGGCCGAGGGGCAATGGGAGGATCAGAGCGCAGATCCCAAGAGCGAAGCGAAACAGTTAGCTGATGCTCTAGCTAAGAATGCTCCTAAGCCTAGGAAGCGGAGAGATGGACTACCAGTAGCGGGAGAACACAAAAGAAGCTTGCCGTTGTCACCATCAGCCATGGGCTTTGTGCAAGGTGTTATCAGAGGGCAAAGCCTCAGGCAAAGCTACAGGGAGGGCTTCAAAAACTCCACTGGATCAGATGCATCTATATCAGCCAATGCAAACAAGCTGATGCGTGATCCAAGGGTTCAACAGTTACTGCAAGAGGCATGGGGCGAGACGATCGAACACTTGGTTGACGATCTAGTGGCATCTAAAAGGTACGTGCTAAAGGGACTGCTTGCACTAAGTAAGAGCGATCAACCAAGCACGCAGATAAAAGCACTGGAACTCATGGGCAAAGCCTGTGGCCTGTTTACACCTAGTGATGTACAGGACAAAGCACCAGTGACGGCCGATCAGTTGAAGCGTGAACTTGCGAGCCACTTGCGCTTGCTCAAGGGGGATCGGTCATCGGTGCAGGACGTGCAAGCCACCGCGTTTAAACAGCGAGTGACGTGATGATGCCCCACCCGCTTGATGTGCGTGCAGATGCGTCACCCACCGCCCCCGCACCCCCCGCTGTGGCCGCTGACCACCCGCCCGTCTGTTACGCTCTAATCCACTCATCCATACATCTCCCACAGAAACACCCCCCCTATCCAATCCAAATCCAAACCCCCCACCCTATATATATTTTCGTTTAAACAGTTGCGAACGTTCTCATTATCGTTTAAACTTACCACATGTGTAAACGCATGGGGATTGAAGCTCAGAAGCCGCAAGCCTTATGTAACTGCGTACATAAACGGTAATTCTTGCAAGTAAGTCCGTTGAGCGTAGCAAATAGTCAGTCCCCAGCCGTTTAAACATGACCAAGCATCGCCAATTAGTTTTAGACTTCATACGTGCCTATATCAGGTTGCACGGAGTGCCCCCGTCTTATGAAGTTATTGCCAGAGGGCTTGGCTTGAGTTCCAAATCAAATGTTCACAGGATTGTTCATCGCTTAAAGGCCGATGGCCATCTGACCATCCGTCCGTATAAGTTTCATTCCATACGGCTTGTGGATAAGTCTGTTAAAGAAATGGCTGCGTTATGAGCCTACTGACCCGCAAAGAGATTGAGCTTTATTTAACGCTTGCCGACACTGCTCCACCCGCAGAAAGAGCTAAGGTTCAGAAGCTCCTAGAGTTTGATCGTGTGGAGCGCTGTAAGGAGTCTTACCTGTTCTTTGTCCAGCAGATGTGGCCTATCTTCATCTCTGGTAAGCATCACGCCATAATGGCAGATGCCTTTGAAAGGGTCGCTAGAGGCGACCTTAAGAGGTTAATCATCAACATGCCGCCCCGGCATACCAAGTCTGAGTTTGCGTCTTATCTTCTGCCTAGCTGGTTCTTGGGTAAATATCCTGAAAAGAAGATCATTCAGACTGCACACACCGCAGAACTTGCTACGGGCTTTGGAAGAAAGGTGAGGAATCTTGTCTCTTCAGATAATTATCAAAAGGTGTTTGATACGAAGCTATCAAGCGATTCAAAGGCCGCAGGTCGCTGGAACACTAATATGGGTGGCGATTACTTCGCTATCGGTGTTGGCGGCGCTGTTACAGGTAAGGGCGCAGATCTCTTAATCATTGACGACCCGCATTCGGAGCAGGAAGCCAAGCAAGGCAACCCTGCGGTGTTTGATAATGTCTATGAGTGGTTCACATCCGGGCCAAGGCAGCGTCTACAGCCGGGCGGAGCGATCATTATTGTGATGACGCGGTGGTCAAAGCGGGACTTGACCGGCCAGATTCTCAAAAACGCAGGGAAAGATGGCGTAGATCAGTGGGAAATCATTGATTTTCCGGCAATCATGCCCTCTGGAACGCCGTTATGGCCCGCCTTTTGGTCAAAAACAGCGCTAGAAGCGCTAAAAGCAGAGCTTCCTGTCGCTAAATGGGAAGCTCAGTACCAACAGAACCCCACATCCGAAGAAGGCGCGATCATTAAGCGCGAACAATGGGCTATTTGGGACAAAGATACACCCCCGCAGTGCGATTACATCATCCAAAGCTGGGACACAGCCTTTGAAAAGAACAACCGCGCAGACTATTCTGCCTGCACAACATGGGGTGTCTTCCAACACCCTAACAAATCCGGTGACATGAGGCCAAACATCATCCTTCTAGATGCGTTTAAACAACGCATGGAGTTTCCAGAGCTTAAGAAGATGGCTTTGGAGCTTTATCAGGAATGGGAGCCTGATACATTGATCGTGGAGAAGCGTGCAGCAGGTGCTCCGCTCATCTATGAGATGCGTAAGATGGGCATTCCGCTTTCTGAGTTTACACCGGGCAAAGGAAACGATAAGATCTCGCGTGTAAACGCAATCTCCGATCTGTTTGCTTCAGGTGTTGTCTGGTGTCCAGAGACTCGTTGGGCT